TGCCAGGTACCAGGCCACGGAGCCCCGGCGGCGCCCGCTGCGGTCATCATCGACGGGAAGTTGGCGGCCATCAAAGATATCCCCGCTGATATGCTGATGTTCGTGATTCATCAGCTTGTTGCTGAGAAGCCCGAACTCCGCGAAAAGCTCCGGGAAGCGTACGGAGACTAGCTCTCGTGATTACGATGCACCACCAGGGGGAGTTCTGCACCGTGACAACACCACGGTGCGTGCCGTTTGAGGGAGAGGTCATGGGGATGTTTCCCCAGGTAACGGTAACTCCGGGGAAGATGAATGGGCTGTCTCGGTACGTCGTGCCTGAAGGACTCATGCCGGAGTTCGTGAATGTTCTTGAACACTACTTCGATGACGACGGGAACGCGCGGCCAACCAAGCACACAATTAACGCCGATGAGTGGGACCCGTACGCCGAAGTCGATGTACCCTGGCCGGAGTATCAGCGGTGGAAAGCAAGTGAGCGAAGGGCATATGAACAGCCCCAAGCCAACCCCTATCTCGATCCCCGCGCATTTGAGGAGCTTCTCCGGCAGGCGGCAGGGAGGAATTACTTCCGTACACCAGGGGGCTCTTTGAGTCCGACATTGACTCCCCATCAAACGCTCGGCGTGTGTCAGGGAGCCCCGCATGTCGTGATCCGCGCCGCGTTCCGGGCGCTCGCGGGGGTGTACCATCCTGACAAACCCGAAGGATCAACCGAGAAGATGCAAAAGCTCAATGCGGCATTCGCTGCCGTGAAGAAAGCCGAAGGGATGCCCGACTGATGCGCTGTCCGACGTGCGAACAGAAGAAAGACCCCCACTACGTGTACCGGGTACAGCGGGTACCAACGACCAAGGAGTCGAACACGTTCTGGGACAACGATGATGTCGAGCACATCCATAACCCGAACGTCTGGGTAACAGACTATCGATGCACCTACGGGCACACGTTCCAAAAGAAAGAGCCAAAGGAGCTATGCCCGGTACAAAACTGCGTGTTCATCGCTGCCGGGAACTACGACCCACGATGAACCAGGGCGTAGCGTGCTCGTGTGGATTCTTTTTAGTCGGGCCGCTTGACCCGTTCGATATCGAACACATCTACCATAAAAACCACGAAGGAAAGGGCCACACGTTTGTGTGGCTCTCTTCGTGGGAGATGGTCTGGGACTACTGGACACAATGGAAAAGGAGAAAATATGGAGAGCATGACGGTGCGAACGCCGGCAATGTGCACCAGCGTCGATCTATCTCAGCCGTTCTTTGAGTACGAAATTGAGGCCCTCGCGGCGAGTAACCGGGCATTCCAGTTGGTGTGCCGTCACTGTAATGGGCGGGTACTATTGATTAACCATGCGGATATAGGAAAGGTCTTGACCTGTTCGCTCTGTGCGAGAGAAGCACCGATCGTCAAGACGCCCGATGTCCTCAAGACTCGCAAGCTCCCGTCCGTTGCGATCAAGCATCGGTTTCTCCGGGACATTCACCACGAGGTTGTCGCGGCGCTTTATGAAGAGGAGCGAGGGCTCCCTACGGCGGTCATTGCGAGCATCATTGATCGAACGCAGCGCAGCGTGGGACAGGCGGCGAATAAGCTCGTGGATATTGGGCTCGTGGAGCTTGCCCCAGACGAAAAGAACGACGATCAAGGGCGTCGATACCGCCTCACCAGGGAAGGGGAAGAATGTATCCAGTAGACGACCTTCAGGACCCGACCGAATGGGCGCCGGTTGTGCACCAGGGCGGGGAGCTTGCTCCGCCGATGTGGGCGGATCAGCCGTGTAATCAGCCCGTGCTCTACATCCGGAAGAGCCCGATTGTGGTGAACGCGGCATTCAGTGCATTGGATATGGCGTACCCCAACGGGGAAGCCCCGCAGAAAGGGGAGCTTATCGTGTGCCGCCAGTGCGGCGCGGATATGCTCCCGGATATTCAGCGCGTCGTGTACGAGATTCAACATCCTGGGACTCAGCGGGTGTAAACTAAAGACGGTGGTGGTTGACTCGCCAACAAAAGCCTGCCCGTTTCGGGTAGGCTTTTGTTGTGGGAATAAAAAGCGACAGGGAACGGAATATCGTAGCCCATGCCGTCCTTCGTCACCGGGTAGTACAAGCCCGTGGACTGGGGCTCTCGTATCCGGTAATCGCGACGCAATGTGGTATATCTGTAGGGGCAGCCCAACGCTTAGTCCGGCAGAGTGAAGCGCTAGGAGAAATCGTGAGTAAGCAGCGTCGCGAGCGCCTGGGAACGTATGAGAAGCCGACCCGTAACGACGAACAGCGCCAGATGGTGCTTGATCTCCGGATAGAAGGCTTCGATACTCTGGACATCGCGTCCCATCTTGATCTGCCGGTATCCGTTGTTCAGACGTATCTCTTTGAAGAGCTTCAGAACCGCGTCGCGGAAGAGGCCAAGCAAACCGAGACATCCCGGTACCTGAGCCTTGCGCGCATGGATGAGCTTCTTGCGGCGCTCTTCCCGGCAGCCATGAACGGCAACCTGGGTGCGGTCGATCGTATTCTCAAGCTCGAAGATTCCCGGGCGAAGCTCCTGGGTACCAACACGCCAATTCGTGTGGACATCGAACAGGACGTTCGCGAGATGGCAAAGAAAATGGGACTCGACCCCGACGCTGCGGTGCTCGAAGTCGAGGCAATCGTGAAACAGGCCCGGCAGATGGGTGGCTAATGGGATGGACATGGACATCTTTGCGGTAACGACACAATACGGTCTACCGCTTGTGATGTTTTTTGGAGTGTTATGGCTTTCAATGAGCGGGCGGGTTATCTGGAAGCCCAGCCACGACGCGATAGTAGCGGCGCTGACAGCGCGATTAGCGGACACGGTAGAGGAACGGGACAAGTTCGCGGACATCGCGTACAAGGGTGTCTCGGGGCTGGAGCATGGAGCGGAGGCACTCAAAAGCTCACGGCAATGATCCAAAAATTGGTCTGCTGGCTTACTGGACTATGGTGCACACCGAACATGCCTGATATCCGAATACGCAGTCGGCGACATGAAGCCGAGAGCCTGGAAGTCCGGACAGAAAGAGCCAGAGCGACGTTCGATGCTGAGGTGAATATCATTCGCCGTAGAGAGCCGTCTTGACGTGGCGCCTCCTTCACCTGAGTTAATGATCTGGGTAGTGGTAGCCATGATTGGTATAGCGGGTATCCCGTCATTCATCATGCGCCGGATAGACGAGTACCACTACGTCAAGAAGAAGGGTGGGTCGCTGCGCTGGCTTTTGCTCAAGTCGCGTGTAGCGCGGACGGCACTGCTGAGCCTGGGCATCGTGTGCTGTGTTGCTGTGGCGATTGTGGCGGCGCTCCCGTTACCGGAATATGCGACGCGCATCTTGAGCATCGTCCTACTCATTGCTGCGGAGGCGTGCATGGTCGCGACTCTGTGGAGCGATCAGTTCTGGGCGAACCGGATAGACAATGCACCGGCGCAGATGGACGCTCGCATGGACGCGCAGGACCGACGCATGGATGCGGAGGACGTGCGCATGGACACGATTGAACAGGTGGCTCATGGGCACGCGGGGCAGCAGGGCGTCATTCACCCGGCTGACCATGCCGACCGTCACACGGAGGAAAAAGGCGAGTAGATGGGGGTCGTTGTTGATCGGAGCCAAGCGGATGCGCTCATTGCGCAGACGATGTACCGGATGCAAGCGCAGCAACGCGCCGTTCGACAAAACTTCGACACCGACCTAGGCTCGACACCGGAAGAGGCGGAAGCTCGGTGTGAGCTTATCCGCAACGATCTTGCGGAGTACACACGCTACGTGCACCAGATGGAGCCGCAGCGGCACCACCTGTTCTGGATCGATCTCCTTCAGAAGATGGAGCAGCGCGCGTTCCCGCAGCGGAAGCTCTTGCTCCTGGCGCCGCCGAACATGGCGAAGTCCACGTATGTTTCGCTGATCTTCGTCAAGTGGTACCTGGGGCGACACCCGAACCACTCGGTACTGTTCCTGACATCGGCTGACACGAACGCTGGATTCTTCGGCAGCACGGTCCGCGCGGGTCTATCGGACGACTTCCGGCACCGCAACATCTTTCCTGACCGAGCATGCCGGCCACACATCAAGCGTGGATGGTCGTCGGACGGAGCGTTCTTGTACGGAACACCGCTCCACCAGAAGGACCCGGCTTACCGGAACGTGGGCTGGGGCGCATCGATCATCGGTGCTCGCGCTAACGTGGTGATCGTCGATGACCCCCTGTCTCAGAAAGCGGCGGAGTCTCCGACCGAGCAGTCGTTCGCCAAGCGCTACCACGACATGACGGTGGTGCCCCGACTCCAGCGCCCGGACGATGCGGATGTCGAGAATGCGATCGACGAAGGAATCGAGATAGCCATCATGACCCGCTGGGTTGAGGATGACCTTGGGGGGCACTTCCTTGAGCAGCGCGATCTCGATCCGAGCGAGTGGCTGATCTACGCGATCCCCGGCATCGCAGAGGAGAATGACCCGCTGGGGCGTTTGCCGGGGGAGCCCCTGTGGCCGGAGCGCTTCTCAGCAGAGTTCTACGCAAAGGAGCGCGCGAAGAATGAATCCACCTTCCAAATCGTTTATCAACACCATCCTGAAGTCGCGGGCGGAGATATATTCAAAAACCGGGAAGATTTCCGTCCCTTACCGATTGATTTTTACCGGGGAGATTCGGTACACCCGAGCATCTTTGAAAAGAGCTACCGTTTCACCTACATCGATCCAGCCTTCTCAAAGAAAGAGTCGGCCTGCTACTCAGTCATCATCTCGGGGTGCGTAGACGAACGCTACAACCTGTACATCACGGACCTCGTTCGGCTTCAGGTGGAGTCTCCCGCTCTAGAGGACGCAATCGTGGATGTGGTGCGCCGGATGCGTCCCCATGCTATCGGAATGGAGGACTCGGCGTTCCGCTCGAAGGAGTGCAAGTCGATCGCGTTCAACGTGATGAACCGGGCATTCTGTACCATACAGGTGATCCCGTCCACGCAGGATAAGATCGTGCGAGCGCGACTCCCGGCAGGCAAGGCGACGCACGGGACACTGTTCGTTGATCTCGATGCTCCGTGGGCCAAGGCTTTCGTGAATGAATGTCTGGGCTTTCCTCGGGTAAAGTACAAGGATCAGGTCGATGGTTTGTCCGGGATAGCAGAGATGGTCCTCGCGGCTCAGATGCAGGGGGACGGGCGTCCAGTGAAGATGCGGTATGGAGGCTGAGTGGTGGCAGTAGCAACAGGGTACTCCGGCTTCCCTTCACAGGCCGATCTTCTCGCGACCCAGGGAACCATGGGCGATGGGGGCCTGACCAATGATGCCCTGGTGTGCCAGGCGCTTGAAGTGCTCCAGCAGCTACAGTGGGACTTTGATAAGCGGAACATCCTCTATAAGAACATCGATGAAGTCCTTTTCTTAGAGCGCGCCGCGTACATCCCCGAGAGCTACCGGACCACATCCGTTGACGTGCGCTCCCCACTCCCCATGCACATTGCGCACTCAATCGTCGCGGCGCTGTCGATCAACCCTCCGCGCATTTCTTTCGAGGGCGTAGGCGAGGGACCGACAATCGAGAACAACTCGCTGAAGCGCGAGAACTTTTTTCACGGCAGTTGGAAGCGTCAGGAATCCGACGCGAAGCGGCGCATCTGGCGACTCTTCATGTACTCCCTCGTCACCAAGGGGGAAGGCATCATCAAGACCGTTGAACACACGATGCGGGCATGGTCCGGGTACACGAAGTTCACGCAGGATTTGAGCAAGGCCCTTGACGGCCAGGTCGATGATGGATATCTCGATCCGGATATGCGCGACCGGCTGTTCGATAAGCAGACCGAGCAGTACAAGCAAATGGCGCCGTTTCCGATCCATAGTACCGATGTTCCCCCTGAGAGTTTCTACTACGTTAAGAACGAGGACGGGTATTCCTGCTGCGTCGAAGAGAAAGAGGTCCCATACTACGACACCCTCAAGCGCTACGGCATGTCGCTCGACGCAAAAGGGCGCGTATGCCCCGAAGCGATGGGGCTCCCACGAACGATGTGGGGGTCAGCGATGTCATCGATACGGACGCTGAAGTTCGTTGAAGTGTGGTGGCCGGATGAGGTGTTGTATGTACTGCGGGGGCCGGGGGATATTGAGCAAACAGGATATGGGTCGGGTTGGATTGTCAAACGGCTCAAGCACGGGTACGGAGACCTCGATCGTGGGGTACTTCGCGGCCCATACTTCCACGCCCACGGCATCACTACCGCTTCCCGGGAAATCGAGAAGCAAGGCGTGTCGATCCTGTTCGCTTACATGCACTTGTTTCCCCTGCTCGATTCGCTCCTCACCATTCAGTCGCAGGCAGCTTTTCAGACAGGCTTTCCGACATTCAAACGAAATACTCCGCGTACGCTCGACCTCCCGAATGCGCCATTTGGGCTCTCTGTTCCCGAGCAGATGGCGAAGGAGGAAGTCCTCGTTCCGGGGACCATCTACCCCTATGACATCTCCCCGATCGACCAGCCGCGATCGGGGGTAGACCTCGACAAAGCCATCACACTGACACGCTCGCTGCTGGAGATGGCACTCCCGCAAGCTGCGACCGGCATCGTGGGAGGAGACCAGGCAGGGTACGCCATCAACCAGGCGGCGCACCTTGCATCCCTCGCGTGGGACCCGATTGTGGACAACGCGCAATTCTGCATGGCAGAGCGTGTGGGCTTTGAGTCGTGGCTCATTGAGAACCGGGTACAAGAGACCGTCTACGTTTGGGGGCAGGTACCGTATGGATCAGGCAGAAATAAGAGACGGTTTAAGCCGGGATGGATTAGCATCGGTCCCGATGACCTTGGGGGGCTACACCGATATGAGTGCCAGCTTAAGCCTAAGAGTCCTAGTAATCTCACCGTCGAGGTCCGAACCCATGCTGAACTCCTTCGTATGCGGCTTGAAACATATGAACAGGCTATCGAAGCTCTGGGGAACAACGCAATAGAAGTGAAGCGCGGGTGGATGCTGTACGAGATCGAGAACGATCCGGCAGTGAAGCAAGCCATTAAGCAACGCGTGTTCCAGAGTCTCGGTACCATGGACCAGCAAGCGCTTTCTGGGGTTCGCGATCAGTTGCCCGGCGCACCCCAGGCAGCGATAGCTCCGCCACAGCAAGCGGTGGTTGCCGGGCCTATGCCGGTTCCGATGCCTGGCCCCGTGCCTGGTCCAGAAGCGCAGGGACCGATACCCCCTGGCGTGCGTCCGATGCCGCAGTTCTCCCCTCAGATTCCTGGTACGCCTCCCGGCGCTCCGGCAGGGGTGAGAGGCGCCCCGCAGAATCAGGCGCCGATACCTGGGATGGGAAGGTAAATGGCTCGACCGTTTGAAGTCCCTCTTGGGTATGTCCCGGTTGACCCCAAGGCCGAGAAGAAAGCTGAGGCGATACCTCAGTATTTCAGTCAGCCTGGGAAGATCGCGAAGCCCGCTCCCCCGGATGCAAACGCGCACTGGCTCGATGAAGTCACGCATGAGGTCATGTTGGACTTCGATGATGACGTGCAGTACGTAGCGGAGGCGTTTGCTCAGGGAACCAGAGCGCCATTCAGCGCGAACCTGAACGAAGAGCAAAAGCTCGATTTGTTCCGGTCAAAGCTGTTCAAGGACGATGGCCAGGTGAACGAGTCAGGCCGCGCGGAGCTTCAGGCGATCTATGGTACTGCCGGTGTTGCGAAGATCATGGCAGAAGTTATGGAGAAACGGGTCCGACCGTTTATAGTCGAGCCAAAGGATTTCTATCTTCACAACGATGAAGATACTCCGGAACCGCAGCCAAGCGCTCCGCCCGTAGCGCCTGAACCAGAAGAGCCGAGTGCTCCGAGCTACTAGAAGGGCGTGACATGGCGAAGGTAAGCAAAGCCCAACAGCAGATGATAAACCTGCAAGCTGCCCAGCTTGCAGCCCAGGTAGCTCAGCAGGCCGCGCAGCAAGAGTTCCAGCGGATGCGGTTCACCGAACTGGAGCAGCCCCAGTTCGCGCACCTGTCCGAGATGGACAAGGAACAGCTTGCTTTCCAGAAAGCGCAGCAAGCGTTCAATGAGGCGTTCCAGACCGCATCGCTGACCGGCATGTACAACGGCGCCCCGACCACGCTCGAACAGCAGCGGCTTCTTGAGAATCAGATGTCCGAAGCCGAGCTTACGGGCATGTATAACGGCCAGCAGACGGTCGCGGAACAGCAGCGAGCCCTTGCGAACGCGATGGCCGAAGCTGGCCTTACGGGGATGTACCAGGGCCAGCAGACCGAAGCGGCACGCGCGGCAGCTTTCGAGCGTCTGGTTACTGAGTCCGGGCTCACAGGAACCTACCAGGGCCAGCAGACAATCGATTGGATGGCTCGACAGGCCGGCATCACGGGGTACTTTGATGGGCAGGCCACACTCCAACGGGAGCAGATGCAGAATGAAAATTCCCTCGCGCTTCTTGGCCTTCAGTCTCAGCTTCGAGGTCCTCGGAATGCGTTTCAGTACGCAAACCTCATTGCATCGACTCCCGCCGGACTCCAAGGCGAGCTTGCCGCTATGGCCGGGCGATCTCAGGTACCCGCCTATGGCGGGTATCAACCTAATGCCGGCGGACTCCAGGCTGCTAGCTTAGGCACGATGTACGGAGACATGCTCGGGGGCATGCAGGGGTTGAGTGGGTATGCGCAGCCGTACGCTCCGCAGGCCGGGGCACAGGTACCGTCGTACATGATGGGCGGAGTCATGCCCGTTGGAACGATACGAGAGCCGTACCTTGGGCAGCCACTTGGGAACCCGATGTACTACGAGCAGCAGGCGACGCAGGCAACGACTGAGGCAGCGGCGCCGTTCCAGCCGAACCCGGTCGGACAGCAGGCGCCGTCGAATCTCTATAACTATCAGCCCACAGGGGATGGGCGCTACTACACCTATCCCCCGGGTATGCTGGCGCCCCAAGATGCCGAGCAGTATTCGTCGAGTGTCCCTATGAACTTCGACGAAATCAAGCGGTTCCAGGACAGCCTTCCGATGGGGAGCCAGATTTCATCGAGCTACTGGAATCAGGCACCGCAGTACACGAAGGATGTCATGATGAGCGGCTACGAAGCCCGAGGAGATGACGCAGGGTACATCGAAGAGCAGTATCAGAAGTCTCTTCCGAAGTACACCGGCGAGCGCGTCGGGTCATTCATCTAAGCCATGTCTCTTCCAGGAGGCGTGGTACCCGGGGCTGCCCCGGTATCCAACGCTGAGCAGCAGGCAGAGACCGAACGACAGGCGGTTGAGCAGCAGCGCCAGATGGCGTATGAGTCTGCGCGCCAACAGTTCGAAGGCGCGAAGCAAGCGGCTCAGCAGCAACTACAGGACGCCTACAACGCCGCGCAGCAGCGCTATCAGCAAGCGGTAGAAGAAGCCCGAAACATCGGGAGTGGTGGAACGCCCGAAGAGGCGGAAGCGGCGCAAGGGCAGCGCGAGGCCGCGACCCAGGCCGCGAAAGAACAGCTAGAGTCGGACCGTGCAGCGGCGAAGGAAGCGTACGACGGCGCGATAACAGCGGCCCAGGAAGCCCAGGACGGGGCGATCGCGGCAGCCGAGCAGACAGCCCAGTCCGCGCTTCAGGCAATCGACCAGAAAACGGTTCAGCAGCAGGAGATTGAAGATCAAACTGCTCAGCAGCAAGAGCAGCTTCAAACCGATATCAGCCAGCCGTACGTCCCAGGGCAGGTACCGGGCTCTACAGGTGTTGGGCAGATGTCTCCCACGGAAGGGGCAGTACCGGCACCCGCCGTTACCCCCACTCCACCGGGGGGTATGCCGATGCCAACCCCGAGCGGTGTTGATCTCGACCAGAATGGGATCGATGACGCGCTGGAACTGTATCAAGATGCCATCAGCCGGGGAAGGCCGGGGATCATCGGCCCTCCCAAGTCTCCTGTGGATCAGTCGATTGAAGCGATCCTTGCACGAGCGGGGATAACGACTCCTCCGCGAACGCCGGGAAGAGAGTACACGCCCCAGGCAGGCGGGCAGACACCAGCGTTTCAACGGGAGATGACCCCACAAGTCGGAGGGCAGCCGCCGTCGTGGGCTCCGCCGGCCAGAGACATGACTCCGCAGGCCGGAGGGCAGAAGTCATCGTGGCAGCGCACCCCGAACTTGCAAGAGGAAATAGCACGGTCAGAAGCGCTCCGCGCGGAGCAGATGAAGATCGATCCGAAATGGGCGCCGCAGTTGTACGGGGCTCCGCCGGTCACCCCTGTTGAGAACACACCACGGGCCGAAGAGCCGATGGTACCGTACCAACCGGGTGTAAGTGGCATCCCCCCAAGCGCGCGGCAAAACCTCCCTATTACTCCAGATACTCCTCCGGCCACACGACAGAATCTCCCTATTACTCAGGACACTCCTCCGGCTACACGCCAGAACCTCGGGATGTCCCGAGCCGATGAGTGGCCCAGGGGCACAGCACTGTACGAGGATCAGGCAGCGGGGGGTTGGGTCGCGGTTCCCGATCAGGGGCAGGCACGGTTTCTTAACCAGGCTGAAGCTCAGGACGCCGTACGGCAGGGGGCACAGCCTGTAGGGCCGAACTCTCAAACGCTTGTGGCGAACGCGAACACTGTTGCACGAGCCCCGAATGGTGATCCTCGGGTTCCGACAGACATCAACACGGTAGCTCCGCGAGTGACGCAGCCTCCAGCAGGGGGAATGTCCCGGGCAGATGAGTGGGCACAACCCACTGCGCCCGCACCAGGCGGTATGTCCCGAGCCGATGAGTGGCCGGGATCGCGTCCTGCCGCCGCGCCTCCAATGTCCGCAGCAGGGGGGACGCCAGCGGCAATGCCTACGGCTCCCGCACCGTCGCCACCAGGCGGGATGTCCCGAGCCGATGAGTGGGGGCAACCAAAACCTCCAGCACCAGGAGGAATGTCCCGGGCCGATGAATGGCCGGGGACTGCATCGCCTTCAACACCATCAGCACCTCCGCCGGGGATGACCCCAACGGGGCTCACTCAGACAAACCCCGATGGCTCGACAGCGGACATCATGTGGGACCCAGCGACGCGTTCGACGGTCGCTGTGCCTCGTGCTCCACAGACCGGGCCGGCGGCGGGCGGGATGTCCCGAGCCGATGAGTGGGGACCACGCCCGACAACAGCGCCGGGGCTTTCACGAGCCGATGAGTGGGGACCGAGCACAGGGAACCCAACTGCCGTTCACACGGCCACGCCGGCATCGTTCCGGAACGACGCGGTAATGGCGAACCCGAACTATAGCTTTACGCGGTTCGTGCAGCCGCGCGACGCGGAAGAGCAAGCGCAGCTTGGGACCGTGATGGACCAGAGCCTTGCAATGTACGATGCGCAGAAGGCCGGGACATCGCGTATTCCGTTGCGTGAGATACCTGTCGAAGAGAAGGCCATTGTCGCGGATGCCTACGCGGCGCTCGCGCGCGGGGATGAGTCCGCACAGTGGGCTGTGACGCCGTTGCAAAATGCTGCCCGTGCTGCCTGGCAGGTAGAGAACGGGGACCCAGGGGTTGACCCGAAGTTCGCAGACCCGAACTATGTGGCGCGTTGGGTCAACGGGTTCCTTGAGGGTAAGACCGATCTGCCATACCAGAAGGAGCTATCGGAGGATATCCGGCGTACCGGCAGACCGGCGCCAGCGGATGTGGCCGCGTCGCGCAACGGCCCGTCATGGATCGGGAAGTTTGGGCGCGACCTCGGCGCTGGTGTCAAGGTGGATAACGAAGCGAAGCAGCTTACCGTTCCACAGACTGCGGAGATGGCGCAGCGTTACGGCCTGGGCGTTAATAACACTTATGCCGTGTGCGGACCGATCGCCGCGAACGGGATGCTCCGGGCAGCGAATGGGGACGACTCAGCATCGCTCGATCAAGTATGGCAAAAAGCGCTCGACGGAAAATATTGGAATGGCGCTTGGACAGGGCCGGTCAATTACACACGCTTCTTGCGACAGGAATACAACAAAGACGTGAGCATGGTTTCGGAGATGTCGTACTCCAGCGGCGATCTCGGGAACATGAATGGGCAAGTACGCGGAGGCGTTCGACCGTCTGAGATTTCTCAGATCATTGCTCAAGATGTCACGCAGGGAAAGCCGGTGACTGTGAGTATCTCAGGGTCAAACGGGCATTACTTCGTCGCGACAGACTACGACGCCCAGAACAATAAGTTCTATGTAGGCACCACGGGGACCGTCTATAAAGGGGGCAAAGAGTGGATGTCCCTTGATGAGATGAAAACCAAAGCCGGCGGCGGGGGAATTGCGGCGATTCGCTTCAATGACACACTGAAGGGGGAGCGTAAGGGGGAGCCGTTCAAGGTTGCTATGCCCGGAACTGTGCAGACGATGGATGAAGTAGACCGGCAGTCTGTAGCGACCGCACCTCCTCCTAATAAGGAAGCAGTCACGCCTCAATACAACACGTATGGCTATACCGGGCCAGTCGTCGTGAACAGTGGAACGGCGCGCAATGGTGTTGGAGAAGGCGAGATCGAGGACTTTGCCAGGCGGGCGGCAACGGCGCGGGGTGTAGACCCCGATGCGGTGATGACGCTTATCAACGAGGAGGGAGGGACCACCAACCCGGTGCGGCAGAACATGGGCGGGACGCAAGCTTTCGGTCCCTTGCAGTTGATGCGCGGCGGAGTCGGCACGCAGTTCGAGAAGTTCATGGAGTCGCAGTACGGCGTGAAGGCCGATGTCCGGGACCCGAAATGGTGGAAGGCCGCAACGGAATTTGGCATCGAGAAGGGCGTCAAAGACGAAGGCTGGTACGACTGGGAAGCCTTTAACCCGCGCGTTGGCCCGAAGCGGGTGAAGCTGGGGCTCCAGAACAATCCGAGGGCCATCGGTATTTCAGATGAAGCTCTCATCTATGCAGGCGTGAAGCCACAGGTAACACCGCAGAGTAAGGGCAGTAGCTTTTATCGGGCTGGAGGTTATCCGGGATCAGAGCAGGAAGTAGGCACTCCGCCTCCTGGGACCACTACCCCTCTAGCATCTCCAGATAAGCAAGGGTACTGGAAGATGACCGGCCCTAAAGGGGTTGAATGGGTCAACGCACCTCCGCCTCCTGGGTATGTACCTCCTCAAGGTGTGACCGGCTCTCGGGGATATGAGACCGATGGACCAGACTCTACGGGGCGCCTGTATCCTGGGCAGCCGAACGTCACCCCACAAGAACAGAATCCTGGGGGAGTTCCCCCGCCTCCGTGGGCAATGGACCCGGTGTATCAGACAGCAGCAGAAATTAAACGCACTCCTCCAGAGAACATTGACGAGGCATACCAGATCGTCAAGCGGACCTTTGATGAGTGGGGTATCGGAGACCCAGAGACCGTGGCAGCAGCCATGGCAACGATGCTCGTGGAAACAGGCACGGGCGACAAGTCGTTCAAACCCATCAAAGAGCTTCAGAATCTCAATGGCACCTACGTCACGAAGCCGAGCGGGGGGACCAAGTATGTCGGGCGCGGGTATGTGCAACTCACGCACGATTACAATTACCGCGATACGGGCAAGGCGATCACGGCGCAGACTGGTAGGGATGTCGATCTTGAGGGCGATCCCGATCAGGCCCTTGACCCAGAGGTAGCGGCACACGCCATGGCACAGTTCTTTAAGTCTCGGGGCATTGATAAGATGGCAAAGGAGCAGCGCTGGGATGATATCCGGCGCGCTGTGAATGGCGGTACGACGCACATCGCGGAGTACAGGAAGCTCTTGAACGCTATGGGGTACGGCGCGGCTCCCCGAAGGATTTAGTATGGCGCGTCTCCCCGATGTCCCGCTAGAGGTGTGGACCGGGTATATCCAGGATCAGTTTCATGAAAAGACCAACGGTCTCATGGACGCTCTGGAGTTCCGCGTCAAGACCAGCCCGTTCGGGGAGATGTTCCCGGCGGTAAGTCCGCAAGACAACCCGATGCTCTCGACCTACGAGCAGCAGCTTCAGGAAGATGCTACTGAGCAAGAGAAGCGCCGCGAAGAAGAGATGCAACGGCTTCAGCAGGAGCAACAGTATCTCATGCTCCGGCAAGAGCAAGCGGAACTCATGCAGCGGTTGGCGCCACCCGAGCCAACGCCGCTCGACCCCAGCAGGCCGGACCTTGTACCAGGAACCCCGTTCCCCGATACACAGCCTGACCCTCAGATGGGGGACCAGATGTACCGGGGACAGGTGCCTGAAGATGGCGCCGTCCCAGGAACCCGAGACTTGCTGTATCGCGGGGCGCCCGATCTTCCGACACAGAGCATCATGTTCAAAGAATCTCAGGCGAAGCCCCAAGAGATGCCGCCTCCGATGTTTGAGGCGCCTGAGCCGGTGCAAGGGCAGAATTTCAACGATTATTCCCGGCAACTCCGGGAAATGTTGGGAGGAGAACGTAACTCCAGTTACGTTACACCTCCTGAGCCGGTGCCTACTGAGACTAATCCGGTAGCCCCCGCTGAGCCTATGCCGGTTGGCGCTGATGTTACGCAGGACCCGCAACCGGGGCTGCGTAATTTTCAGAACACGTTCAATCAAGAGATGGATGCCCCACAAGATCGCCCGATGGATCAGGCGAGCGCTGACTTCTGGGAGCCTGTGAATATTACGGCAGGAAAAGTTGCAAAGAAATCACAAGAGCTTGGTCTCGGTGAAGCGTGGGCTGCGGCCCAGGCTGCGCTTGACCCTCAAAAAAGGGCCGACCTTACCCGCATCGCCATCGGAAAGACGCTCCAGGTGGCTTCTGATGCGGTACCCGAGGGTCTTTCATCTCCCCTTATTGCTGCGGCAGGAGAGAGGGAGACGAATCCTCTTGCAAAGGCTAACCCTTTGGCATCCGGAAAAGTGGGGGACTTGCCTGGCGCAGAAGCAACCATTGCCGGAAATCTTCTCCGCGATGTCGAGATTCCGGGTCTCAAAGGGGTGGGCGATGCGCTCGGGATTGCTGATGAGGCTCGATACCTCCCAACCGACCTGGCGGCGAACTTCGCGAACGGGCCGGGTCGCGCGCTTGAAGTTGCCCAGTGGCTCGGGGTAGCCGGACAGGCGCTTGAGAATCCAGCGAGTCCAGCGACAGCCATGCTCAGCACGGCTGGGCTCGGGCTCGCTGGGCGCTACGGACTCAAGGGACTGGGCAAGCTCGCGGATTCATCAGTCGATCCTCTGGACAATACCCGCACGGGCGTCGTGGCGGATGCGGCCCCTGAAGCTGACCGCTTCTACCACGGTACCGGAGCAGACTTCACGCGCCTTGATCCGGAAAAGGGAAAAGCGGAAGGGCTGTTCGGGTCGAACGTGGCGTACATGACGGATGATCCTCGCGTTGCCGGAAGCGGGAACCTAGGGCTCGCGGGGCGGGGGCAGCGCGGATATGCCGAACAAGCGATGGACCCAGAGGTTCGTTCGCTGCTTGGTGACATAGATTACGCGCAGCGAACACTCGTAGAACGAGCCGATGAGCCAGATGTCGTAGCGCATATGCAGCAACGACTTCAGAACGCGGAAGAGCAGCTAGGGAATTTGGGCGAGTTTCGACAATCTATAGGGATGAAGCCGCCCAGTGATG